TTAAACTCTTTAACCTCATCAGCAGGGAGATTTTCTATAGCCCATGACACCATCTTACTGTAGTTTTCATCACCACCGATTGAATCTTTGATACCTTGTATCTGTGCAGTGGCTATATCTTCACTTGCTGCTGCACCACCTCTCAATCCATCAAGATAGGTGTCGATTACCTGTTTAGAGAAACCTGCTTCTCCAAGCTTTGCATAATCATCATCATTTATTTCACCTGTCTCTTCAAATCTGGTAGAAATTTCTTGTGGATCAATACCAACTTCTTCTAATACAGAAGCAAGGCCATCACCATAAAACTCTTCTGCATTAAATTCAGAACTGTCAGTAGCCTCTGTTTCTTCTTCTGCTGGTGGTTGATCTTCTTCTGTTACCTGTCCTAATTTACCTTCAAGTTCTTTATAACTGGCAGCTAAATCTTCTACTGATTTAAATTTACCTAAGATAAGACCATTCTCATCAGTTTCATTTTTAGCTAGTGTTTCTAAATCTTGTTGAGACATTGGTGGTGTCTCAGAGACATTTACCTGGGATGAAGTCATAAAAATTTATTAGTTATAAGTCATTGTACGGCCATTCTTAGTTTCGACCACTCTAGGACCAGTCTTTTTAGGTTCATCATTAACACCTAATTTACTGACAACAGCTTTTGCTGTATCAGTTTCTGGTGTTTTGTTTTCATCAGACTTCTTGGTTGGCATCAGATTCCTCCGTTAGTTGTTGCGCTTGTGCATTGTTTTTAGGATCTAATAAAGGAGATCCAAGAGCAGCAGGTCCAAGGCTTTGAATGAGTTGCTGCTGTTGCATTGCTTGCATCTCGGCTTGAATTTCTTCCTGTGTCTTCACTAGGTTAGCAGTATCTATTCCTATAGAAGTTGCTAACCGTTTTATAGCTTCATCGACATTCATGTACTGTCTCATAATGTCTGGACCTAAAGCTTGACTTACTGTTCCAATAAACTCAATAAGCTTATTCCTATCATTGCCACGACCAAGACCCTGTACACCAGTAACTATCTTAGGTTTCACTAACTTCTCTGGAAGCTTCGGTGCTTTACCTGACCGAACAAGCATGTGCATCCTACGTTTCAAATATTTAAGCTGAAATTCTTGCGTCAGGATGCTGTAGATACCACCAAGACTGTTTTCTAATTCATTAGCCATCATAGTTACTTCTGCTGCTGTTACTCTTTCAGCATCTCTTTGTACAGACCTTGCCATGAGGAAAGCATATTCAAGTCTTGATTCAATTCTTTGTATGGCAGAGAAAGATACATTGAAGTCTGCACCCTTGTTAACTTGCATCACAGATATATCAGCAGCAGATCCTTCTCTTATTGCACCGTTAGGAGCTTTGGCTAGTGTTGCTGCTCTGGTCACACCATTGGGATTTACAAGGAATAAAGTTTTAGCTGATGCTGCTGCACCTTCTATAATCGCTTGCATCAAAGCTTCTAAACTTATTAGATCGCCTTTATACTCACTGACGTAAGAATGTCCGTAGTCATCACCATCAATTCTACTAAATCTTAAAACGATCCAAGGTGTAACATCTACTTTTGATTTGCCATCAGTACCTGGTATCTTCTCTCCCTTACATTCCTGATACCATATTTGCTCATCGTTTACTCTTCTGACGTATGTGTATATATCAAGGTCACTATCCATTGTCTTTTCATCATAGTTCTCTTTCTTCTTGATCTGTTCCAAGAACTCTGGTGAAAGGGCATTAGGGCTTACTGATTCCTGTGTGATGATTTCTAATACATTACCAACAGCATCTCTTTTACATACAAACTTTGATAGTGGATATACTTTCAGTCCGTCATCTGTGAGATAGAGAAGAACATTTCCACCAACAATGAGATGCTTGAGTGCTTCAAACATTGCCACCCTGTCGTTAGAGATCTCTATCTCATTCATCAAAGCTGTTTCTATTGTTCGTAATCCTTTATCTATCTCTGTCTCTAACCCTTCCTGTCCTTGCTTCAGCAGTTCAAGACTATCAATACTCAGTTTGAAAAAAGCAGTTGATGGTG